TCAAATATAGTAACGCTCGTTAAAGTTATTCAATAACTTTCTTTATTCCAACTCCTAATTATTATAAATAGTATTACATATACTATTTTGGAGTTTTCATGTCTACTATCAGCAACATTGTCATTAATCAGGGTGCAGATTATTCTACAACTGTGACGGTAAGTGATGGCAGTAGTGCAGTTAATCTTGTAGGCTATACAGCCACTGCTCAGATTAGAAAGTCATTCGATTCCACTACGGCTGTTGATATGACTTGCACATTTGCTGATGATCGAACATCTGGACAGATAACTCTTTCTTTAACAGATTCTCAAACAAGTGCCATGGAATGGGGACGATATGTTTGGGATCTACTTATTTCTACTGCGGGTGGAAATAAAACAAGAGTAGTAGAAGGAATTGCAACAGTATCACCATCAGTCACTAGGAGCTAAGAATGTCTAACATTTCTGCTAAACTTAACTCAACCTCAGGAACATCTGCTGTAGTAGCTGATGGTCAAAACATAAGAGTTTTGGCTAGAACAGTTGGAGGTGGAGGATCTGCGACAACTCTTAGATCATTGACTGATGTTAATGCAACAGTTTTGGAAGATGGTGCTTTACTTATATATGATGCTCCTTCAGATTCATTTAAAACAACGACAACCATCGACACTGACACAGGTACTATTATTATGAATGGTGGTGTATTTTAGTAGGAAATAAAAAATGTCAACAATTATTAAAATTAAAAGAAGTTCAGCTACGAGTGCACCATCAGCGTTAGCTCAAGGCGAACTTGCTTTAACATACGGTACAGGAACCCAATCAAACAACGGAGATCGTTTGTTTATTGGTACAGGTACTGAAACAAACGGCGAAGCTGCTAATATTGATGTTATCGGCGGTAAATATTTTGTTGATCTTATGGACCATGCACATGGTACCATTACTGCTTCTTCTGGTGTTATTGTAGATAGTAGTAAAAAGGTTGACGAATGGAACGTAGACAATCTTAAACTCGACGGTAATACAATTACTTCAACAGATACCAATGGCGATATCACAATTACTCCTAACGGTACCGGCGATATCGTTCTTGATGGTCAGAACTGGCCACAGGCTGACGGTAGTGCAAATCAGTTTCTAAAAACAAACGGTTCGGGTCAACTTTCTTGGGCAGCTGTACCATCTGGTTCTTTCACATTAAGTGACAACCAAGGTACACCAAATACTGATACATTTACAACTGGTGAAACTTTAACTTTTGAAGGTGGAACTGGTATTGACACAACTGTAAGTAACAATAATGTTGCTTTTGCTATTGATAGCTCCGTTGCTACACTTACAGGCTCGCAGACACTTACAAACAAAACTATTTCTCTTGGCAGTAATACCATCTCTGGTACAACTGCACAGTTTAATAGTGCTTTGTCTGACGGTTCATTTGCAACACTTGCCGGAACAGAAACACTTACGAACAAGACTCTTACAAGTCCTACAGTTTCTGGTCTAAACTTATCCGATTCTTCAATCGTATTTGAAGGTGCAACAGCTGATGCCTTTGAAACTACTCTTACAGTAACAGATCCAACAGCTGATCGCACAATTACATTACCAGACGTTTCTGGTACGGTAATTACAACGGGTAACTTGTCCGAAATCACAACAACAGGTGTATTTAGTGGTAGTATTATTTTTGAAGGTGCAACAGATGATGCCTTTGAAACTACTCTTACTGTTGTAGATCCAACTGCTGATCGTACATGGACAATTCCTGATACTACAGATACATTTGCAGGTCTCTCATCAACACAGACACTTACAAATAAGACAATTGATGCTTCAAACAATACACTTTCAAATATTGCTAACTCATCTCTTACTAACTCAAGTGTAACAATCAACAGTAACCAAGTTTCTCTTGGTGGAACTTTGGTTCTTACAACAGACGATATCGGTCAAGGTTCTACAAATCTTTATTTCTCAGAAGAACTTGTTGATGATCGTGTTGCTGCTCTTGCAACAGCAGGAGAAGGTATTGATATTGCATATGACGATTCAGCTGACACACTAACAATCTCCGGCGAAGATGCAACTACAGTAAATAAAGGTATTGCATCGTTCTCAAGTTCTGACTTCTCTGTAACTTCTGGTGCAGTCAGTATTGCATCAGGCGGTGTATCAAATACACAACTTGCTAACTCATCAGTTTCATTTGGTGGTGTAACAGTAGCACTTGGTTCTTCGGATACAACACCTGCATTTGATTTATCTGATGCAACATCGTATCCAGGTGATAGTTCTCTTACAACTGTAGGCACAATTACCTCTGGCACATGGCAAGGCACAGCTATTGCTAATGCATATCTTGCAAATAGTTCATTCACAATTGGTTCCGACACAGTATCACTTGGTGGAACACAGACTGATCTAAATGGCATTACTTCTCTTGATGTAGATAATATTACGATTGATACTAATACAATTAGTTCTACAAATACCAATGGTAACATTGTTCTTGATCCTAATGGTACAGGCACAGTAGATATGAGTTCTTCTCGTATCACAAGTGTTGCTGATCCTACAGGTGACCAAGATGCCGCTACAAAAGCATATGTTGATGCAACAGCCTCAGGTCTTGATGTTAAGGCTTCGTGTCTATATGCTACAACAGCTTCACTAACTGCAACATACAGCAACGGAAGTTCTGGTGTAGGTGCTACACTTACAGGTAGTTCAAACGGAGCAATCACAGTTGATGGTGCAACACCTTCAGTAAATGATCGTGTTCTTGTAAAAGACCAATCAACAGCTGCTCAAAACGGTATCTACGAAGTTACAACCGTAGGTAATGCAGGTGCTGCATTTGTTCTTACTAGAACAACGGACTCTGATACAGGTGCTGAACTTTCTGGTGGATCATTTGTATTCGTCGAGGCTGGTAGTAACAACGCTGATAACGGATATGTCTTTACACATAATGGTACACCAACAATAGGTTCAACTGATCTATCTGTTGCTCAGTTCTCTGGTGCTGGTCAGATTAGTGCAGGTGATGCTCTTACTAAAACAGGTAATACTCTTGATGTTGCTGTTGATGATTCTTCAATCGAGATTTCTTCAGATGCTCTACGAGTAAAAGCTTCGGGTATTACAAATGCAATGTTGGCAGGTAGTATTGATCTAACGGCTAAAGTGACAGGTACTCTACCAATCGGTAACGGTGGTACAGGTGCAACCACATTTACTTCAAACGGTATCATATACGGCAACGGCACAAGTGCCCTTCAGGCAACTGCAGCTGGGGCCAATGGATACATTTTGTATAGTAACAGTGGAACTCCTGCTTGGACTAATCAGATTGATGGTGGAACATTCTAATAAATGCCTGATATTATATTAAAAAGGAGTACAACAGCAAGTACAGTCCCGACCGCCAATGATTTGTCGGTCGGGGAACTTGCTATTAATACAGCAGATCAAAGATTATATTCTAAACATAATAACGGTTCAGTTTTTGCTGTGCCGGGAGTTATTACAGCAACGTCTATTGATTTCACAACGTCTAACGGAACAAGTAAAACTATAGAAGCAAATGTTACTGGAACAGTGTCTAATATTAATTCAAATCTGTATATTCCTTTTACTACATCTGGCGGAACAAGTAAGACAACATTAAAACTGGTATAATTTATGGCAGACAAGTCACCATTAAAAGCTACATATACGGGATCTGATCCTACTGGTCTAGCTGAATTTACTTCTTCCGATACTATTGGATTGACTGATGGTGGTACTGGGTCATCTACAGCCTCTGGTGCAAGAACAAACTTAGATGTTTTGAGCACTGCGGAAGTAGAAACAACGGCAACTTCAAAGGCCGTGACAATGGCAATCGCATTAGGATAATATTATGGCAATACCAAATTCAAAGGCAACATTAAAAAGCTGGTGTAAAAGGAGACTTGGACATCCAGTAATTGAAATCAATGTTGATGATGACCAGGTAGATGATCGTATTGACGAAGCACTACAATACTTTTATACTTTTCAGTATAATGGTATGCAACGAGTTTATCTCAAACACAAAATAACTCAGGCCGATGTTGATCGTGCAAACGTAAATGAAACAGAAACGGCAACGGATGGTAATCAACTCACAACTACACTGAATGGAGCTTTAAGTTCTGGTGCAACTTCTGTTACTCTTACGGACGCTTCTCAGTTTCCAGCTTCAGGTACTATTACAATTTCAGCAGAAGGAGTCAATCCAGCGGAGACTGTTACATATACTGCTAAAAGTGGAAACGTTTTAACAACTTCAGCTCTAACTAATAATCATGGAGATGGTGCTACGGTAACAAGCGTTCATCAAGTATCTTGGTCAACTGGTCAGGCTTATATTCCAATGCCCGACTCCGTTCAAAGTGTTTTGCGTGTATTACCGTTTAGTGATCGCGGCAATCTTAATATGTTTGATATTCGTTATCAACTTAGATTGAACGACCTTTATGATTTTTCTTCACAATCAGTTATTCATTATCAAATGACTATGATGCATTTGGATTTTCTAGATGCTATTCTCATAGGTGAAAAACCAATTCAATTTAATGTTCATCAAAATAGACTATATATTAATATGGATTGGGGTGATGATATTAGTGTTGGTGAATACGTTATTATAGAATGTTATCGCAAACTGGATCCAACTACTTGGACAGATATTTACAATGACCTCTGGCTAAAAAAATACGCAACTGCTCTCATTAAAAAACAATGGGGAGAAAACCTTATGAAGTTTAATGGAGTTACAATGTTGGGTGGTGTTACAATGAATGGTGAAACTATATACAGTGAGGCCAAACAAGATATTGAAAATCTAGAGGAAGAATCAAAACTTACCTGGGAAGAACCTCTACTTTTTGATATAGGATAAAGTCATGCCCGTAAATCATTATTTCTCAAAGGGCACGACTAACGAAAAGTACCTATACGAAGATTTAATCATTGAGGCTTTAAGAATTTATGGCCACGACGTTTATTATTTACCTCGTACCCTAGTAAATAAAGATGAGCTTTTTGGTGAAGATCCTCTTTCAAAATTCGACGATTCTTATCTCATAGAGATGTATATGGAAACTGTTGAGGGGTATGATGGTGAGAAAGAATTAATATCACGATTTGGTTTAGAAATTCGTGATGATACTACTTTTGTTGTATCGAGGCGACGATGGGAAAGATTTGTCAGTGCAGATTCCAATCTTATATCATCTGTACGCCCCAATGAAGGCGATTGGATTTATATGCCAAACGTCAATAGATTGTTTGAAATTAGTTTTGTCGATAAAGATGATCCTTTTTATCAATTAGACAATCTGCCTGTGTATAAACTTTATGCTCGTAATGCAGAATACTCTGGTGAAAGAATTGATACAGATATTACAGCAATTGATGCGATTCAAGACGTTTATTCTACAGATGCTCTCACTTGGCAGTTTACGGGAGAACAAGCATCTAGTTATACGGAAAGTATTGCATTAGAAAGAGGAACTGATATTTATTCTACAGGCGTCATTGAACTTGAAACGGCTACCGATGGTGGCACGGGTGATCTTACATCCGAAACTGAAACAGGATTTGATTCAATTCTTACGGAAGAATCTACTTCTTCCTACACATTCTACATTATTAATGAGTCTTATTCATTTACTCAATCAGAACCTTTAGCAGATAATGATTGGTTAGATGATACAGCAGCTGGATTAAATGATCCTGTACTAGATTTTACAGAAAGAAATCCTTTTGGAGAACCTACGGAGAAATACTAAATGTTAGGTCAATATTTTTATAACGAAAGTTTGAGAAAAACTATTATTGCTTTTGGTAGTATGTTTAATGATATTCATATTACTCGGAAAGATAGTTCCGGAAGTGAAGTGCAATCCATGAAAGTTCCTTTAGCATACGGACCAAAGCAGAAATTTATATCTAGACTTACACAAGATCCGTCCGGTACTCAGTCTATCGCTTTGACTCTTCCTCGTATTGGATTTGAAATTCAATCTTTTGATTATGATCCATCACGAAAACTTAATCGTACAGTAAAGCAAAAGAAAGTTGCCAATACAGAAGATAAGAAATTAAAACAGATGAGTACTCAATACACACCTGTTCCTTATAATATGAACTTTGAATTATTTGTTATGGCAAAGAATAGTGATGACGGTATTCAAATTATTGAACAGATTCTTCCATTCTTTCAACCAGAATATACAGTATCTATAAATGAAGTTCCAGATATGGATATTGTTCGTGATGTTCCAATTGTGCTGAATAGTATTGGTTATGAGGATACTTATGAAGGTGATTTTCAAACACGAAGAGCTATTATCTACACACTAAGTTTCACAGCTAAGTCTTATGTTTACGGTCCAGTTACTACAGCAAAACCAATTACAAAAGTACAAGCCGATACTTATACAGACCTCCCAGCAAATGCACCTACTCGTGTTCAAAGATTCACAGTTCAGGCTACAGCACCTACTGGTGGTGACGATGATAACTTTGGATTTAATGAGTCAACTTCGGAGTGGTTATAATATATAAGTATTAGTATGAATAAAATTGATAATGCAATAAGTGATGCCTTGGGTGTAGTAAAAGATATTAAAGAAGAAATCATAGATCCAAAACCCCTAATACCACGTCCAGAAACGTCTGTAACAGTCTCCAGCGATAGAGATGCAGAATCAGATATAGACTACAAGTATAGTAGAGAAAACTTCTACAATCTCATTGAGCGAGGTCAGGACGCAATTACTGGTATACTTGATCTTGCTCAAGAAAGTGAACATCCTAGAACATATGAAGTTGCGGGGCAACTTATTAAGACTGTATCTGAAGTTACCGAAAAGTTATTGGATCTTCAAGAAAAAATGCAGAAACTAAAAGAAGTTCCAGATAAAGGTCCTACTAATGTAACCAACGCATTATTTGTTGGTAGTACAAAAGACTTACAGGCCTTGCTCAAAAATAAAAATAATGAAAGTATTGAAGGCTAAAGAACGGCAAGACAATATTCAAGTTTTTAAAATATCTGATTTAAAAATTGTTGCAACAAGAGAAATTAATGAAGATGTTGTGAAAACAGGAGTCATGTTGCACCCCATAGAGATATACGATAGACGAGATATGCGATTTGATGGGGAAAGATATGGCGCAAACGGTTCTATCTATGTTCATAAAGACTATGATGTTTGGCGTGGAAATAGTCGAGTTAAGGCAGCAATACATATGGGCTATACTCATATTGAAGGAGTAATTTTAGATGTCAAAGACCTATAAGGGAAATCCTAATCTAAAATCTGCTCAAGTTCAACAAGAATATACACAAGAACAAGTTGCAGAGTTTATTAAGTGTTCACAGAATCCAATCTATTTTATAGAAAAATATGTGAACATTGTAAGTATTGATGAGGGTCTTGTTCCTTTCAAGATGTATCCTTTTCAACAGGATATTGTAAAATCATTTCACGAAAATCGTTTTACCATCTGTAAACTTCCTAGACAATCAGGAAAGTCTACGGTTGTACTTTCTTATCTAATTCATTATATTTTATTTAATGAGCAGGTTAATGTTGCAATTCTTGCCAACAAAGCATCTACTGCAAGAGATTTACTTTCAAGACTTCAATTAGCCTACGAACATTTGCCTAGTTGGCTACAACAAGGTGTGATGAACTGGAACAAGGGATCGTTAGAAC